ATGAGTATGGCTAGTATCAGCCTTACCAGACAAAGCACTAGTAACCTCAGACTCAGTAAAGTATCTGGTGTCTAGCTGACCAGCGTCAAGCTGCGTCTGAGTATAGTACCTAGCATCACCTCTAGCATTGTTATGGTATTGAGTATGATCATCGTCTCCTAAACCTGCTAAACCTCCATGGTCTGTTACCCCATGAGTATCAATCATGGCAGATACATCAGAAGGACTAAATCGTCTAACAGAGGTTTCAGTTCCTGCTGTTATTTCACCAGCAGAAATTTGAGCTACTTGATTATTGTATGCAATCTCTATTTCAGAATCAGTTTGATCTCTCGTAGCACTAGCTTCTATATCTTGAACTTTATTTTTTAAAGCCTGATTTACAAATTTATTAATTGTATCGGTATCAACAAGATCATCAGGATCTAAAACTACAGTAGGACCAAGGTTATCATTAACAGAAGTTACATTTAAAGAAGTAGCAGATGTATTTGTAACATAGCTTGTTACAGCTCTAACTTGTGGAGGAAGAATACTACTAACAATAGTATCATCAGAATCCATTCCTACTAAACTACTTGGAAACCCTGTATCTGGATCTAAACCAACATATAGTAAAGCAGATACTTCCATTAAGAATTACTCCTCTTCAGAATCTTTTGATTTTTGTAATTCAGAACTAATATCTTTTACTAATTTCTCAAAAGCAGAAAGATCATCAATAACATCGTCTTGAGTTTTTACTTTATTTTTCTCTTCTTTTTCTTCAGGAGCCTCTTCAGCAGTCTCTTCTGGTTGCTCCTCTGCCTCTGCCTCTTCTTTTTCAGCAGGAGCTTCCTCTGACTTAGTTTCTTTGGTCTTTGGATTTTCAGCAACCTTAGCTTCTGTTATATCTTTAGTAATTCTCTTTAAATCTACTGACTCATCTAGTCTTGAGTTCTCTAATCCAAAATCCTCAAGATACCCAGACTGTTGGAACATTTCATAGATGAGTTCATTAACATCAATACACTCAACTCCAAACTTACCTTTCATAAATGAGGCAGCCTCAGAAAGTACTGTTTTTAAAACACTACCTTTAGGAGCTAATCTTGATAAAGTCTCAAAGATAATAACTTGAGTATTGCTCAAGCTCTTGAATGAAACAGGCTCACTTAGATTTTGAACATCAACCCCGTACTTTTCATTTAGAGTTTGAATTACTATTTCTCTAGCTTCTTTCTTAGCCTCAAATAGTCTAGAAGCATATTCAGTGATGTCCTTCTCATCTACTCCAAGGCCATCAACTCTTGATAAGCAGTTGGTTACTGTCTCATTAATTGATTTCTTTGAAGCCAATGCAAAGTAAGGAACTTCCTGTATTGCCTTTACAAGTGCTTCTTCAATCTTTTCCTCTGATTCAAAAATGCAGCTTGCAAGATTCTTGATTACTGAGTTTGTAGCCCAGACGTAGTTAAACTGCTTCTTTGATTCAACTAGCTCTTTCTTTACTAGCTCTTGTCTGCAAATCATCTCATATACAGACTCTTGGTTTCCATCCTTTAGAGTATATGAGCCGCCTTCAACTAGAGCATCTAGAGAGATTTTTGGAAAATCAAAAGCTTCTGCTATAGTGTTTGATAATTGAACAGCGTTTCTTATTTCTGGAACAGAGGTGATCTTTTCTTTCTTCTCAGATAAGAACTCTACAAGCTGTGGAGCTAATTCAATTAATCTTGAGAACTCCTCTGACTCTACAATTCTTTCTATAGAAGCTAGTTTCTTAGATTTTTCAAATAGTCTTTTTTGTAGTTGGCCTAACTTCATTCTACTATTCCAAACAGAAAGAACATCATCAAAAGCATTATCAGCCTCTACAAGCTCATTGTAGTGGATCTTTTCTATAAAGTTACTAATCTTACTCTCTACAAACTGATCGTAAAGACTATCATCTTCAAAAATAGAAGAATCTTGAACATTTATATTTGAAAGAACTACATTTCCATTTAGATCGTAGTTACCTTCTATAACTTTGTTACTTTCTGTTAGGTATGTAACTTTATTATCGTTTGAGTTTATTGAAAATAAAATTACATTTTCTCTAAGGGATCTGCCTAGGCAATCTCCTAGTTTTACTAGTAAAGTAACTCTTCTATCTCTGTCTTCAAATAAGTGTGGAAACATCTTTTTTTCTCCGATTCTATTTTTATATAGATTAGTTATCAATCTTTATTTTTGAAGATTGTTTATTTATGATCCTCTCTAGGACTTTTTTCTTATTATCGTCTGTCGTATATTCCAATAATTTACCTAAATTGTCTAGATTTTTAGATTCTGCTGCCTGTGCTGGAGCGCCAGGAGGGCCTCCTCCACCAGCAATAGTGCCTTCTGTTTCTCCTTGAGCTTGAGCTTGAGCTTGCATTTGAGAATCAGCGGCTTGCTGCTGCATTTGTTCTTGCTGTTCTTTCTCAACATCCTCTTTCATTCGTGCAATCTCTTCTTCGTTCATTTCATAGTACTGTCTCAAAACCTCGTCTTTTGAGAATAAACCTAAGCCTATGACTGACTGAACTACTTGAGCTTTTTGTTGATCTAGATCTAATTTTCTTTTTGCAATCATATCAGAAGGATCTGGAAGTTCAATTCTTAAATCTCTGACCAAAGTTTCTGGATAACCTCGTAGTTGCAAATGCCTCTTTGCAATATTCTCAAGTCCTGTAGCTATATTCTGCTGGACTCTCTGAATAGTTCTACCGAATTTTACGTCAAGCTGTGATAAGTTGGCTTTTCTCTCAGGAGACTTATCCTTTTCAACAATATAATCCTTGGGAATTTTTAATGCTGCTAGAAGTTTATCTCTGTAGTATCTAACATCTTCGATTTCACCCAAGTTTGTAGCTCCAGGGAGAGTATCAATCTTAGTTCCTTTTCCATTCTTAGTAGGCACAAAGAAATCTTCATCCATACTTAATGGGTTGAATCTAGAATCTACAGTTCCTCTCTGCTGATTGTAAAACTTCTCTTTTTTGAATGTAGCTTTTAGCTTCTCTATGAACATCTCGGCCTTGCCAGTAGGAAGGTTTCCAACATCTACATAGAAAATTCTTCTCTCAGGGGCGCGAGATAATCTATAAATCATCATCGCATCTTCCATGAATTTTAAGGATCTAAAAGTATGGTGAGTTAAAGCAGCAATACTTCTTCCGTATGGATAGAATACAGGGTCAGAGGTCATTAATCTAAAGTGAACAATTTGATTTTTATCAAGATCTATTCTCTTTTTTGGTTTTTGATCTCCATACATGGTTCCCTGCATCAATGTTGCAGGATCTGGAATCTCTTGAATAAACTTCTTTAAATAGCCATATTCATCCTCTACACGGATGATCCAGTTTGGGTTAAGTATCTTTATTCTTTTAATTCCCTCTTTTGGTTTATTGACATCTAGAATTAGTTCAGTAAAACAATCTCCATACTTTACTGTGTTTCTAGCAATATCCCAATATTGATTTTCTAGACGTAATCTCTTAAAAAGATTCTCAACTTCGTCTACAACCATTGACTCGTCTGACACAATACGCCATCTTCTATTTCTAGAATCTCTCTGAGTACAATCATCTGCGTAAATATCGAATGCAGCACCTATTTCTGGATAATCATCCATTTCTTCATACTGCTGATATCTTCTACGTCTATTAGCTTCAGTTTGAGGAAGTAAAAGATTTCGTTGAACTCCACCAGCCACTGGAGATGTTTCTCTAACAATTTGATCAGTTTTTATTGTATCTCCAGTGACAACGCTAGAAGTGTCGGTTGGATCTACTTGACCAGTATCATCTAAATAAGGAGCAGCTTTAGTTGTAAAAAACTTTGCAAATAGACGACCTATTGGACCTGTTGGAGTGTCACTATTTCCTAATCTTGGAAATATTCCTCCAAACCTTGTTAGTCCTTCTTCATTTAAATTTTCTTTGTTTATTTTATCAGCCATCTATAATCTTCCTCAGTCAGCCCCATAGGGGTTTTAATTGAATGTTTCCAACTCTTTGATGGAGTTAGAGGTTGTTCTTTATGTGGAATTTTTAAAACATGTTCCATTGGAGTTGTATCTAGAAGTTCTTTATAGAGATGAATACCAAAGGAAAGACTCATAACAAGATCATCGTGATGTCCTTTCTCAGCCTCAACTCTACCGCTTTCTTTTATTATAAATGTATTGAACTCATCATAAGTTCTACTAGATCTAATTTTTATATAATTATTTCTAATAGCTTCTTCTAGATCAGCTAATAGCGTTTCTCTGTTTTTAGCGGAGACCTGAAGACCAAATTTACCCTTCTCATCTTGCCAGAGATTTTCATATTGTTCTACATTAAAGAGCTTATCAATCAGGTTATTGCCAATTGTGTTTCTTTCACATATTACATATGCTAAATTATATAGGGAGCCTTCTCTGGCTATTATTTTAGCAAAATCATCAATACTTGTTTTATTTGAATAAAATTCAGCTACCTGATTACCATTATACAGATTTATGATATGGAAAGCCGAATAATCTCGCCCACGACCTAAAGCACAATCAGCAGTTAACAGATATGAATGAAAAGCTTCTGGATCCTCCCATACACGCATTCTATTATTGTACTTTGTTCTAAAGTTGGTGCTAACACTCTCAGATATTTCTTTAATTGTATCTCCATCTAGATAAGTTTCGCCTGTTCCTAAGAAAGAACACTCATATTCTTGTAACCATTGACGAACAGGAAGGTTAGCTCTAGTCATCTTCTCCCAATCATGAATGTTAACACCTTTTTTACGCATCTCCTCATAAAGATGTTCAAAATCAGGATTATATGAGTATTCTGGGTGTTCCTGCCAACGTATGTCCACACAATTGAATGCGTTAGATCCGTTTACAGCCCCTTGATACACATCATGATACCAATTTCCAACACCATTAACGGTAGAAAGCACAAATGCTGAACCACCAGTAGAAATAATTGGATAAACAGCGGCCCAAATAGTATCAATGTTCTCAATGAAAGCAGCCTCATCAATCATTAGGAAAGATCCAGCCAAAGAACGACCAGATTGCTTTCCAGATGGTCTAGATTTAATAACAGAGCCACTTTGAAGCTTTAAGGTGTGTTTATTATCTTCTACAATTCCAGGCTTCAGAAATTCAGGCAACTCATCATACATAATCTTGACACGATCAAGAACTTCCGTTGATTCTGTATCACCTTTTGATAGGATAACAATAGTTTTGTGTTCCTGAAAGATTGCCATCCATAAACAGTATGCAGATCCTAAAGTAGTACAACCTGCCTGTCTAAACTTTCTCAGAATATTGAATCTATTTTTTGTTAAAGCTTCTAATATTTTTTCTTGAAATGGATATAATTTAAAAGGGACTAATCCACGCATTGGGTGGACAACTTTTATATACTTTGATATAAAATAAGAAGGATCAGCCTTACACTTCTTAAATTCTTCTAAAACTTCATTAACTTCCATACTATGAATATATATTCGCTCATCTGTACAAGAGATCTTAATAAAATACCAAGTTCTTTAATGAAAACTTTAGAGTTTTACAAGAATTGTGATATTAAGACCAAACTATTAGTCAATCAAACTTCTATTTTTGAAGGATATTCAGCAGGTTTTGAAGAAATTAACCCACAAGATGATGATATACTTATCTTCTGCCATGATGATATTGAATTTGATGGAAAAAATAAAGATTTTTTGAATATTTTAGAAGAAAGATTAATAAAAAATCCAAAATCAGGCTTCATAGGACCTGCTGGAACTAGTTTTTTGTCTCAAAATGCTGTTTGGTGGGATCAAACTGTGTGGAGAGCAGGTAAGCATCGCGGTTTAGTGTCACATATTAGCCCAGAAGGTAAGAAATATGATACTGATTACGGTCCTGAAGGTCAAGTAGTGGTGCTTGATGGGTTGTTTTTGGCTGCTAAAGCTTCAACCATAAGAAAAGTGGGATTAAATAAGCCAAAATACTTTGAAGGAGAGTGGGATTTCTATGATATTCACTATACATCAGAGGCACACAAGGCAGGCTTTGAGAATTTTGCATTTAGATTTCCAATAACCCATCATTCAAGAGGAGAATTGGTCGGTAGAGAGTCTTGGCATAAAAATAGGGAGGCTTTTGTTAACAACAATAACCTCCCTTTACAATTAAATGACTGAGTAGTCAGCACCCGTTACCACAATGGGCAGTTCTTGG